ACTAAAGTAAACTTTAGGTTAATCCATGACCTCATTTCAAAAATACTCTGTCTTTTATGGGATAGAGAATCTACATAGACTAAATACTTGCAGTAGTATTTGCTTTGACACAGAGACAACCCAATTACAACCGAAAAAAGGTGGTTTAAGACTAATACAGTTGGGTTCTTACACAGCTAAAACAATTGTTGTTATTGATTGTTTTGATCTAGAAGAAAAAGACTGGGATCAGCTAGATAAATTTTTCAATAACGGGTGTCGCTTTTGGTTAGCTCATAATGCTGTATTTGATTTGGGTTGGTTACAAGAACAGGGAATCTATGTAAGAGGGAATGTTAGGTGTTCTTTTATCGCTAACAAACTTTTATATAACGGTGTACCTCACGCTAAACATTCATTGGATGCTCTAGCTAATAAACATCTATCTGTTGAATTACCGAAGGAACAACAAAGATCTGATTGGTCCAAACCTGAGTTATCTAAAGAACAGTTAGAATATGCAGCTACAGACGTAGAAGTTTTACTTGAATTAGACCAAATATTGGATCAAAAATTATGTAAAGCTAACTTAAAAGCTAGTTACACACTGGAATGTCAAGCTTTACCTGCTATGGCTCAAATGTGGAGAATAGGTTTACCTTGGAACGCAGAAGCTCTTCAAAAATATAAAGAAGATAAAGCTTTTGACGTAGAACACATGGGAGATGAATTTATACGAGAGTTAGATAGTTCTCTTCCTGAAGGAGAAAAACTTCCTAGAGATGAAGACGGTAGCTTTAATTTAAGACCGAAAGATACGGGTGCTATTCGTTTAGGTACTAAAAAATATGCTGGCTTTAATATTAAAAGTTCTAAACAATTATTAAATAAACTTACACTTATACTTGGCTACACTCCCACAGATAACAACGGTAAACCTAGCGTAGGTAAAGAAGCACTTAGAAGGGCTGCTGCGGATTCTGAAACGATCCAGACATTAGTTGAGTGGAAGAAGAAAGAGAAGAGGAGGCAAATGGCACAAAGTATTCAGGAAAAGATGGCTGATGATGGTTTTGTTCGTGCTTCTTACATGCAATTAGGTGCAGAAACAGGGAGAATGAGTTCTCTTAAGCCTAATAATCAGCAGATACCTAGAGATAGAGAGTTTAGAAGTTGTGTTGAAGCTCCTGAAGGTTGGAAAATAGTTGACGCAGATTTTAGTCAAATGGAATTACGTTTAGCTGCTGCCCTAGCTAACGATACAAATATGATTCAAGCGTTCAAAGAGGGGGCAGATTTACACGATTACACAGCAGAGAAGATGGGGTGCGATAGACAGATAGCGAAATCCGCTAACTTTGGATTGCTCTATGGGGCAGGTGTAGAAGGTTTGAGAAACTATGCTGGTGCTCAGGGTGTTCTTATGTCGCAAGAGCAAGCAAAAACTGTTAGAGATGGCTGGTTAAATACTTACTTTGGTATTAAAGAATGGCAGAGAGAAAATCAAGAAGAAGTACGTTCCACAGAAGATAATGAATGGCCTGAAATAAGGGTTCCTGTGACTAATATGCGTAGATACTTAAAAGGAGATTTGAACAGGGTTACTGTTAGATGTAATACACCCATACAAGGTGCAGGAGCAGCAATACTTAAATGTGCTTTGGGGAATATATGGCCTGAAGTTCATAAAGCTGGTGAAGATGTTGTGAAGATTGCTGCTGCTGTTCACGATGAGATACTTCTTTTGGTGAAAGAGGAGTACGCTGATGAGTGGGCAAAACTACTAAAGGGGATCATGGAAAGTGCTGAAGCTATTTGGCTAAAAGATGTGCCGTCTTTGGCTGAAGTAAAAGTCGGAAACACATGGGAGGAAGTACATTGATAGAAGTTTCTAAGAATAATTTCGGTTGGTACTACAAGAAGGATAAGCGAGTAGGATACTACAGCAGTCTTGCTGAAGTAATGGTTGATGCCTATCGAGAAGAGTGCCCGACTAATAGTGATGGAACGTCTGAACAGCGAGATAATCAAAGCTCAGACAAGTGACCTTCAAAGAGCCGCCGACTTTCTAGAAGGAGCACGGAAAGTTCGTGCAGGTTCTAAGAAACAAAGAAGACTATCTAGAGAAGCTCACAGAGAAGCTCACCTTAGAAAAGTCGATAGACCGATTTCGTGGTAGAGTAGTACAACGGCTATCTGTATTAATGGCTTTAAAGCACGGAAACAAAACTTATATGCAGTTGTTACTAGACCCTAATAGGGCAGATCTAGTAGCAACTGAAGCAGAAAAAGAGGGTATTAGACCATCTGCATGGGTAAGAAAAGTTGTCTACAACAAACTAGAAACTAGCTTACCCAGTTCTGTATATAAAGAAGCCGAAGCTAAAGATGAAGTTGTTTGGAGAGAGTCTGTAAGAAAAAGAATCGAAGGCCGTTCCAATGCTCCTGACAAACCTCCTGAAACATCTATTCAATGACTTATTACACTTCTGTTACATCAGAAAATGCACCATCTAAGCCCCGATTAAGACTGCATCTTTTCTGGGTGTGTTACCCAAAACAAAAAGGTAAAGATATGCGTTACTCAGGCTACACAAAAGAAGAAGCGATCCAACAAGCTAAAATTAATAACCCTACAGCCTCGATACTCTGGAAAAAAGAACTATGACCACTACAACAGCAACGCCTAAATTTAAAATAGATGATCAAGTCAATAAAAAGAGAAACACAGGCGTTTTCCTTAAAACTGAACCTACTGTTGGAACGATTATCAAAGTCATAGAAAAATATAATAAAAGAGACCGTATTTGTTATTACTACGGTGTTAAATGGCCTGATGGTAGAAGGTCAGAACATGCACAGCACATATTAGTTCCAGCACCGTAAATAATGAATCAAACTCATTGTCCTTGTCCTAAGTGTTCCAAGCTTAGGACTAGAGTTGTGCTCACTAAACGTTCCAGTGATGGGATAACTATCAGACGCAGATGGTGTACTGCGTGTGACCATCGTTGGTACTCAGTTCAGTATCCAGAAGTTGCTGTAGATAGTAATGAAATTAGATGGGTAAAGACAGGATCTAGAGCAGAGTTTGTACCCTCATAGTTTTAGCAATTTTCTTAGCCAGTTTTTATATGAAGGTTGTTTTACAGGGTTCTGTAAACAAGCAATTTTTGCTTTGCACCTTGCTATTTCCGTTAGACAATTTGCAATAAACTGTGTTTGGTGAAAGTGATGTCTTTCTATCGCTTCGCAGTGTCTTACTAATTGTTCTTTTGTAGCTTGTTCGCTGTACCATCTTATCTTCTTTTCTAGTTCTAGCTCCTGTTCCATAGTAGGAGGTTCCATTAGTTGATCTAACAGAATAAATTGTTCATCCAAGTTCTCCATCTAATTCTTTGCCTTTAGCTGCTAATCCAGTGTAGATACCGTGCATGGGATTGTCAGGTAGATGACGACCATCTAAAACGTACCAACGCTCCATGTTTAACATCCTGGTACGATCTTCTTGTAACCATTCTGGCTTGTAATCAGTCATTGTAATTTCGTATTTGAGCTAGGAAATAATCTTGCTTGAAGGAAGTTTACAGCTTGATCATCAAGTGTATTTGTAGACTGTTTTGCTGCTGCTTTCAATAGATCAAGTAACAGTTTTTTACCTGCTTCACTACGCAAGAAAGCGTAAAGAACAGGTCGAAAGGGTTTAAATAGTTTTCCCATAAATAGACTCACTCTTCACAATCTTATATAAAACCGCTACATTTAGCTTAGTGGTCCCCACCACCCAGATTAACCTCCCCAGATTTGCACGTAAGGGGAGGTTTTTCTATTACAACCAATAATTAAGTTAGCAGGGTTATGGAACAAAAAAGTATTATTTGTTTTTGTTCACATTGCCTAGAAAGAAGAAGACAAATTGAGAGAGCTTACCTATTGAACAACCGACTAAAGGTAGTTAAAGTACGCTAGTAGTTTCACAATGCAACTTACTTACTAAGCAACGCAGTGGGATGCGATGTTCACAAAACCCCTTAGCTCTTAGAGGACGCTAGGGGGTTTTGCTTTTAGACGCTATAAGCAATAACTGATCCAGCACTTGTTTGAGTAACGCTAGTAAAGATTCCTTCTATTTCTGTACCTGCTTTTAAAGCAATTCCAGAAACAGTTGTCGTTCCATTTTTAGTGACGTTTGGAGAAACCAAAGTAACTGTTGAATCTGTTAAGCAAGTGATCTTTGCAAATTTGCCCGTATGAGCAGCAGTGTCGGTGATGATATTCGCTCCTTTAAAGCTAGAAATTCCCATTGGTTTGACTCCTTTTAATTACTACTTTACATGATTCACTGCTTTCGCCAATTACGTTGAGGAGGATGATACCCCGCCACTAATTTTTCCAATTCGTTAATTCGCTTAAACAATTCTCTGGTGTCTCTATCTCTACGGGTACTCATGTTACTGATACCCATAACGATGACAGATGCACCAGCTCCGATGATAGCTGCAATAACTTCAGGCATTTACATTAGGCCATGTTCCTTGCTGGATCTTAATCCATTGCTTCTGAGCCTCTATAAGATCAGGCTTTGAGGTATCTGGATCGTTAAGAACACTCCATATCTCAATTCTGTTATTAATAGATTCAATAGTTATGCCATGAGCTTCGGCTATTACTTCCTTTTGAGCTTGGGAAAGGAATTTCATTACTTTTAAGCCATTTATGTCTAATGTAGTAATGTTTTCTAGTTTTTCCGCATGGCCGAAACAAAAGCAGACGATCCAAAAAAGAAAAATCCTTTTCAAAAATTTAAAGATGGCTTAGACGATACCACGACTACACTGATAAAAATTGTTGTACTTGGGTGGTCGGGTGCAATATTAACTTTAAATTACGTTTCCATCCCAGGAATACCTCAACAGAAAATTGATCCAACATTCATAGCTTCAGTGTTTACAGGAGTTTTGGCCTCCTTTAATATTTCAACCACTTCTAAAAAAGGCGATGGAACTTATAAAATAGACGAAGGAAAAAGTAAAACAATAGGAGGATCAAATTATCAAACAATTAGAGTGGAAACACCAATAAAACTTGTACCAATGGAACCTAAGATAGACCCCATTACCAACAAGCCTATAGATCCACAAACAGGCAAACTCCAATGAAACACTTTCTTTTCCTACTGCTATTAGCAGCCCCAGTTCATGCTGGAGGCATCACCCATAAGATTACAGCTACAGCACAAGCTTCTGTTGATGGATCGTATTCTCATGCAAAACGAATTGGAAGTACATATTCAATGTCAAGTTCGGGCGTGACAGCAGGGACTATGGGGCATTTAGACGTTCCAGCATCATCAAATAACTCTCTAACAGGAGTTGCAGCAACGCATGGTTCAGGTTCCTATACCCA